CATCTTGTTTTATCTACCGATAGATTTAAAGAAGGTGTGACCTACAAGAAAAAAGATTTAGAAGAAGTCTTTGATAGAGATTTTAACATAGCCAAGTCAAATGCTAATCAACTCATAAGTGGTTTACCCCTACATCATCAAGCCAAATGTGTCATCATTGAGATGGTATTCCAACTTGGTATCGGTGGAGTATCTAAATTCAAAAATATGTGGAGAGCATTAAAACAAAATGATTATCAAATTGCATCCGAAGAAATGTTGGATAGCAAATGGGCAAAGCAAACTCCGAAACGTGCAGAAGAATTGTCTAGTGTGATGAAATCTTGTAAAATTTAATAAATTACAGTAAGATACAACCAACAGTATGGTTGTTATTTTAAAAGATATTATCATAGACGACAAAACGATTAGGGATGTACATATTAAAGATGGTGAAATTCAATATGTTGATCCCCGTAAAGAAGAAATAGAACGTATCAAGAACATTCCCGAAACATTAGAGGGTAATTAGTGAACAAAAGAATTTTGGTCATTAGTGATATGCACATTCCTTTTCACCATAAGGATAGTCTAACATTTTTAGAAGAAATCAAAAAAGAATATAAGCCCGATTGTATAATCAACATAGGCGATCTATTAGATTTTCACGCTATAAATATGCACACTCACGATCCCGACCTCTATAGTGCAGGACACGAATTAAGGGCTTCTAGGGGCTTTATAAGGGCATTAGAGGGCATATTTCCGAAGATGGTAGAGGTAGAGAGCAATCATTCTAGCTTGGTGTATAGGAGGGCTTTAAAATACGGAATGAGTAGGGAGTTCTTAAAAGACTATGGAGAATTTTTAGGTACGAAGAAATGGAAATGGGTAGATGATTTAACTTTAACTATGAGCAATGGACAAAAATGTTTTTTCACTCACGGAAGATCAGCAGATATATCAAAGGTATCACAAGCTATGGGTATGTCAGCAGTACAAGGACACTACCATACAAAATTTGTCATAAGCTATTGGGCTAATCCCGATAACATATTCTTTGCTATGAACGTAGGATGTTTAATCAACCAAAAATCTATGGCTTTTAATTATGCAAAAAACTTTAGGACAAGATTTATAATAGGATGTGGAATTATTTTAGATGGTATTCCCAAGCTACTACCAATGATTTTAAATGATAAGGGAAGATGGAATAAGAAATTAGTATAACTGTATTGTTAGAAGTACAAGACTAGACCAATAAATAAATAGGCATAAATAAAATATTGGTAAGTTCATAATATTCATTTATACCTATTTAAAAAATTTGCAATAATTATCTGCGTTTCTTCTTATTTTTTTTCTTTTTATCTTTCTTTTTCTTTTTCTTTTTTGCCATCTTTTCCCCCTTCCTTCTTTTGAAGTTCTATTTTAATCTTTTCAAGATAAACAATCTTATCCCAACTTTCTTCTTGTGCATCATCTATCCATTGTGCAATAGACTTGGTAGCTTGTAGCATTGTCTTGCCATATTTCTTTATACCATCATCAGATCGCTTGGCAAATCGTTTGAGTATGCCTTGAACAAGGGTATCTCTAGTAAAAACTAATTTATGAATTTTAGAATTTGACATTCATATAGTGATCGCAAAATTCATTCACTCGGCAATAGTGCATACACCTAACATCTTCACCTTTTCTGAATACAACTTTACAACCTTGTCCTTCAACCATTTTGTTAGCTTTTAAATACTGATCCATTTCTTCCCTAGTAGGCAATACTCTTTTTGCCGTCTTACGTTTATCAAGCATTAAAGCATAGCTATCTTCTTTTCGCCATCTTTCTTTTGCCGTACAAAGAGGTAGCTTACTAGACTTTTCAGCATCTTGGTGTAGCTTAATTCTAGCTTTAATATAATCGTCTTGTTCTTTAGGTGTCCATCTTCTTACGGGTATCATAACAACTTGTTTTCTAGGATAGTTATCAGATTGCATTACCCTTAATTTAGACCAATCCCTTAATATTGCCATAATGGATAAAGACCTAACCTTAATAGGTTTACTATAACTAGTTAAAGTCTTTTGATTTTTACGACATAAGAAGTCCAATACATTTAATTGGTTTTCCCATTCGGGTTTAGGATTTTCTAAAGCATTAAGAGTAGCCCACGCAGAAGTAACTTTAAAATCTATCAATCTTCCTGTTCTTTCAAGATAGTCAAATGACCCACTCAAAGTCCAACCATTAGTGATCTTATCATCTTTATAGAATAACCTACGTTCAGATAAATCAATTCGTTGTTTAGATCGTTCAATGATATGGTGTACGGATTGTCCTAGCAAAGAGAATATCTTATCAGATACATCTTCTTTTAATAAATCCCAATTTCGCATTTCTAAAACTCTTATTCTAGGAGGAGCAATCAAACGGGTAGCAGATATATTAGACCCTTTGGATGAGTAAGGATCGTTAGCTACTGCCCGTTCAATCGCCTTCGGGAGATTAGATGCGTTAGTATATTCCATTAAAATGGTACGGGTTCTTGACCTACAGTAGTAGAGCCATTGTTATCATCCCCATTATCTTTATGTTCAAGACCTTCTAGTTCTTTTGAACGTAAAATAATATTTCTAATACCTTCGGATAACTGATTAAAAGTTTCCTTCTTACCTTTTTGGAAATCATCCATAGAGAACGTCACACTCGTATGATATTGTTCTGCGATTTTATCCCCTTTAGGTAAGGGCATTACCGACCCAATCTTGTTGTTTTTATTGCCTTGTATGACATTTAGTAAACAAGTGTGACCTATTAATTTACTAATATCAAAACCTTTTTTTTCAGTTTCAGAAAATGGGCGACCTCTCCAAGAAGTAAGATCAATTCCTAAATTAGATTTTTCGTGTAGTGATAATGTGTAAAATCTACTGATTGTTAGTGGCTCGGATGTTTCATTAGTTTGATCGGGAGTTTCCCAAATCACCAATGCTTGTCTTTTCCAAGTTATATTGCCTTCAAACTCATTCTTTTGAGTACCAAGATCAATGACCTTAATACAACGGGCTTTGTGAACACCTACAGAAACACTTGGAAAACTGCTAGATTTTTCACCACCTTTTGCGACTATGCTCATATTTTTTTCCTTTATTTATTATTTAATTAACCTATGTTTATTGTATGGCTTAACTGTTGTCAATATAAATATTGATTAATGTTAAGCATTATGTTAGGAATTAGCCAATTATGGCAGGAATACTACCCGAACTAGCAAATGAGTGCGAGGCAAAAAGAGATAGATTAATGAAGGATATTCAGAACGTAGATCGTTCTTCTGTAATACCCGATCACTATGACAAAGCAAAAAGTCTATTAAAATTAGTAGATGAAGCTAAAAACGAACACGATAGAGCAAGTTTTTTAAGGAGAATGATTACAACGGAAGAACAATTTAGTGTAGATATGAACAAATGAAGAACACAAAATATAAACTAGCAGTAGATAGAAAAAAAGAAATAGTAACTAAATATGGTGGTAAGAATTTATCTAAAAGATTAAGAATATCACACCCAGCAGTATCTAAATGGAAAGTAATACCACCTTTTAGGGCTATCCAAATATCAAAACTTGGTGATTTTCAAGCTGAATACATAAGACCCGACATTAATTTCAACCTAGCATAAGTATGGCAATGCTATAGCAATGCTATAAATGTGCTAATGGCAAACGTATGACCCTATGCTATTAAATCGCATATGCGATTTTATCCCCTTCATCTTCATCTTCACCTTCATCTTCACCTTCAACTGCAAACAAGATATACTATTGACACCAATGTTCTTTCGGGGTAAAAACAAAACTTAACTAAACTTAATAAGGATTATATTGAGAAAATCAACTACAGATGAACAAAGTCCTGCTTTTCAATTTTACGCAAACGATTGGATCAGCGACCCTAATAGATTAAAAATAAACCTAGAAGAACAAGGGGCTTATATTTTACTCTATTGTCATTGTTGGAGAGGTTTCAGAATAGAATATGATATGGAGATTTTGTCTAAAATGTGTAATTGCAGATTAGACAAGATCAAAATAATATTCCCAAAAATAGAGCATTTATTTTACAAAGAAAAAGATAAGAACGGCAAGACATACCTTATCTGCAAACAAGCAGAAGAAGAACGAAAAGAACAAGAAAAGAATAGAAGACTTAAATCAAAAGCAGGAAAACTAGGTGCATTAAAAAGGTGGAGTACAGAAACTTTAAAGGAAGATGATTAATGTACACAAAGATAATAATTTTTATATTAGCTTGTACAAATTGTGAATTAACAAAAATTACTTATCCTTTTAATAATGATAAATATGTTTTTTGTGGTGATATGTCCGAAGAAATAAGAACTAATATTGCAACATATAAAGATAATATTAATGCATCTAAACCACTTCCTACAGC